TGAAATACAAATACCGAGTAGATTATCTGAAATAACATTAGAGCAATACCAGAAGTTTGCGAAGTTAAATACAGATGAAAATCAAGACAGTAGTTTTTTGATGCACAAAACAGTTGAGTTGTTCTGCAATCTTAATTTAAAGGACATTGCCAAGATTAAATATATCTACGTTCAGGAAATACTAAACGATATAAATAAACTATTTGAATCCAAACAGGATTTAATACCCACGTTTACAATGAGGGGTGTTGAGTATGGTTTTGTACCAGTCTTGGACGATATGACACTTGGAGAGTACATAGACCTTGACGAGAACTTTACTGATTGGGATATGATGCACAAAGCTATGGCAGTTCTTTATAGACCTATCACATTACAAAAGGGAGACAGATACCAAATAGAAGAGTACGAAGGATTGGAGCGTGCTGACCTAATGAAGCAAATGCCTTTAGATGTTGTTATGGGTTGCATGTTTTTTTTTTACAATTTAAACAACGAACTACTGAAAACTACCCTGAACTATTTGAATCAGGAAATACCGAAGGAACTGACTACGGAGCAGCTACAAACTTTGGCAAAAAATGGGGGTGGTATCAATCACTCTATGGACTCTCTAAAGGAGATGTTAGAAGATTTGAATATATCACTAAATTAAATTTCCACGAATGCTTTATGTTTTTAGCATTTGAAAAAGAAAAGAACCAACTAGAAGCAAAACTAATTAAGAACAGATGACAGGATTTTACAACATAACGAAAAAAATAAAGGATGCACTTAATGCAGAGCCTTTTGTAAATACCGTTTCTTATGGTAGTCTTGATGATGTAGATTTAAACAAACAAACTATATTCCCATTATCTCACGTAATAGTAAACAACTGCAATGTAGCATCCAATACAATGACGTTTAACATTAGTATTCTTGCAATGGATATTGTAGACGAAAGCAAGGACGAGGTTACGGATATATTTGTAGGCAATGATAATGAGCAGGATGTTTTAAATACGCAATTAGAAGTTATTAATAGGGTTGTATCAATACTACAAAGGGGAGATTTATATACTGACCTATTCCAAGTGGATGGGGCTGTAGGATGTGAGCCATTTGTGGATAGATTTGAAAACAAATTAGCTGGATGGGCAGCAACATTTGATGTATTAGTCCAAAACGATATGACAGTATGCTAACAAATACAAAAGAATCTTTAGAGAAGTTTAGAAAGTTTGTTGCACAACAATCTAGAAGCAGACTAACTAAGGCTGGTAAGAACAATTCTAAGGGACTTTACAAGAAATTGGATGGTGTTTTAACAACAAGCCCTAATTCGTTTAAATTGAGTTGGGATTTAGGCTATGGTAATTTTCAGGATTTAGGTGTTAAAGGTGCAGACCCAAGTAAGGTTTCTCCAAACGCTAAAATAAAAGGACAACAAGCACCTAATTCCCCTTATAGATTTGGTACAGGTTCTGCACGTGGTAAATGGGGGCAGTTTGTAGCAAGTTTAGAAAAATGGGCTCAAAGAAAAAACGTAAGATTTAGAGATGATAAAGGTAAATATGTGAAAGGTAATTATAAATCTTTAGCTTATGTGATAGCTGGTAATATTTATAATAGAGGTTTAAAGCCTAGCCTATTCTTTACCAAACCATTTGAACAGGGATTTAAAAAGCTACCAAACGAATTAATAGAAGCATACGGTTTAGACTTAGAAGAGTTTTTACAATTTACATTAAATAAAAAATAATGAGTACAAAGATAAATGCAAGAAGTCCATTCTTTATAGAAGCAACAGAACCTACTGTATCTTTAGGAATCTTTGATTGTACAACGGCAAACCTATTAAACTTTGCGGTAAGTTCGGCAGGAGATATTACAGAACCAAGTATTTTAAAGGGTACTATAATAGATAGAACCGCAACTAGCTTTGATGCGAATACTTCGGGTAGTCCAATATCAAGAAGTGTAACATATACAATACAGATACCAACTGGATATTCTAATACTTCGGATGGAACAATAACTTGTGTTCAAACGGTAGACCAACCAACACAAACACCTGCGGAAGACCCTGCATCAAATGACAATTGCCCTACGTTCTCTGGAACTATTCCAGCAATTACAAACCTAACATCTACCACAATTAATCTTGCTACTTACTTCACGGCAGGAGCTGATGCAACGATAAGCGGTTATAGTGTACAGAATTATGGAGCGGCTGCTATATCAACTTCGGTAAGTGGTAATATATTGACAATATCAACAGGAAGTAATTGTGCTGCAACTACGCTTAGAGTAACCGCCTATAATAGTGTTGATGCTTGTAAAGCACCATCAAACATCTTTTCAGTTTCTGCTGCTTGTACAGAAGCATTAGATTGTAACGATGTTAATTTAACTGGTGGTTCTATATCTGCAACAGGGGTTATATCAAATCCAAGTTATTCAATAGCACATCTTGACCATATAGAAGATTCTGGAGGTAATACGATTACATCTGTACCTGCAAATAATGGTGCTTCTGCAATACCTGTTACTTTAACTTTTGTGTTTACAGTTCCAGATGGTTATACAAATGCAGGTGCAGAATTAGAATGCGGTAAGACATTTTCACAACCTACAACGGCAGCACCGTTAGTGAACCTAGAATGTTCAGACGTTACTTTTAGTAGTGCGTTTACGATAACATCACAGGGAAATATAATAGCAGGAACGGTAAGCTATTTAGGTTCTACAAACGTAACACCTACTAACATAACAACAGAAAGCGGAGCGTATAAATATGACCCAGTAGCAACTACAACGGCAAGAACCATTAGCGTTACTTTTAGGGTCTTAAACACAAATTGGTTAAACTATAATACAAGTATTACTTGTACAGTTTCTTTGTACCAACCTCCAAGTCAAAACGCTTGTGATTTTGCAACAGGAGACTATGCAATATCAGACCAGAGTTTTAATGCTGCTAGTTCTTTTTGTGATAACAATGCGGTATGGTCAATACTAAAACAAGTGAACGGAACACCATCCACAGGAAATACTGTTTGTTATTTGGGTAGTCCTTTTAACGGTGGTAGTCAATGGTTTGCATATAATAGCGCACAAGTACAAAATGGAGCAGGAAACATAGGGACTTCATTTAGTATAATGCGTATTGATTCATCTGGTACAATACTAGCAACAAGCACAACAAACTGCCAAGGCGATGATGGTGGAGATATACAATATTAAAATAAAATAAAATGGCTTTAAAAAGTGTAACAATAAAACTATATATCTATTCGGGAACGGAAGGAGTATATACATCTTCGGATTTAAAATATACAATATCCAAGGATAGGATTAGTACTAAAAACAATATCACTATTGAGATAGCTAATTTGGTAAGGGATTATTTAGAGTTAAATTTTAATGACGATTATATTAGTTCTTCTGTTTGGGTTACGGTATCTCAAACCTTATACAATTCAGATACAGGATTGGAATACACGACAGGAAGCCCTCTAATTAATAGCTACCTTGCGGTTGATGGATATGGTTACTATGAAGATTCTATTAATCCACAACTAAGTACATCAGCTTTATATACGTCCAACAATATGTATTTGCCAGAAGGTGTTGCTGGTAAGTTTCCAATATTTGCCGAGGGTGTAGGTAAAGTTATAATAGATTCAACTACAACCGAAATTACTGATTCGGGTAACTCAAACCAAAAGATTCAATATTTAACTATTCCTGCTAACAGTAATTCTATTGAGGTTTATGATACGGATGATAGTACACTTTTAAAAACAGTAACGGTCAACAATGTATGCGAGCCTAAATATACACCCTATAAAATTACATTCGTAAATAAATTAGGTGCTTATCAGGATTTGTATTTCTTTAAAAAGACTACCGAGCGTTTCAATGTTACAGATGAGGTTTACAAGAGAAACAACATAAGCAATTCAAGTGTAACCTACAACACCTATGGAGGTCAACAACAAAGGTACAACGTAAACGGAACGTCTAGCCTTACATTAAATACAGGATATGTAAACGAAGATTTCAATAGTGCTATTGAAGAACTGTTTTTATCTGAAAATGCTTGGATTAGATTTGAAGGTAAAACACTACCGATTATAGCAAAAAGTAAATCCTATACAGATAAAACCGTATTGAATGATAGACTAATAAACCACACAGTAGACTTTGATTTTGCCTTTAATAAGATAAATAATGTGCGTTAATGATACAACTACAACTATATATAGAAGGGGAGCAGGTCGAGTTACACGATAATGAAACCGTTACACTTACTCAAAGCCTACAGGATGTATTAGACCTACAGAAGATATTCACAGACTTTAGTAGAACGTTTAACGTACCTGCATCAAAAGTAAATAACAAAATATTTAAGCATTTTTACAATCCATCTATTCAAGGTTTTGATGCAAGGTCTAAAAAGGAAAGTGAACTATACCTAAATTACAAGCCTTTTAAAAGTGGTAAGATAAAATTGGAAAATGTTCAAATGAAGAACAACAGCCCAATCAATTACCGTATTACTTTCTTTGGTAAAACAATAGAGTTAAAGGATATATTAGGCAAAGATAAATTATCCGATTTAACCAACATAACAACCGTATTGCTTTATGAACCCAATACCATTAAAGAAAGGATGGTTAGCGGTTATCAAGTAAGTGTAGATGGTACAACGGTAGAGGATGCAATAATATATCCAATAGTTACGCATACAAACAGATTGATATATGATTCAACTGATGACACCGCAGGAACTTATAACATATCTGCAAACGGAACTAACAACCACGGTTTACCTGTTAATGAATTAAAGCCTGCGGTAAGAATACACTTACTAATAAAAGCAATTGAAGACAGATATGGCTTTAAGTTTAGTACCGACTTTTTCAATGCTAATAATCCCGCTTACCACAATTTATATTTATGGCTTAGTAAACAAAAAGGAAAGTTAGAACAAGAGGACGGAAACAGACCTGCTTTGATGTATATTACTACCACTTCGCAGGGTGGGGATATTGAACTGCAAAAAGGATTCCAAGAAGAAGCATATTACAATAAGGGTAGGTATTTTGGGGATAGAATTATAACGATAAGTGTACAAGCGCCAGTAGGTGTAGAATATACTTTAAAGGTAACTTCTAACGGTGCTTTTGAAGACCCTTTCTATGAGTCAACTCAAACTGCAACAGGCGGAGATGACAACATAATATCACAAGCGGATAGATTGGTTTTAGTACCACCAACCGCAAACCAAGGAACGACCGCAGGAAACCCACATAGAATAAGTATTATTTCTAATACTGCTGCAACCTTTACAATGACTCAAACAATTATTGAGTTTTCTGGTGCTGTTACGATTAAACAAGCAACTAGAGTTGGAACGTACACACAAAATGTAGCATACAGAACTACCTTAGTCAATGAGTTACCTGATATGGAGATTTTAACATTCCTAACAGGGTTGTTTAAGGCTTTTAATCTTACTGCTTTCTACGAAGATGATACAATTAAGATACTACCATTAGATGACTTCTATGCAAGTTCTTCTGAAACGTTTGATATTACCGAATACATAGACACAACAACTTCGGAAGTTAGTTCCGTATTGCCTTACAATCGTATTGCGTTTGAATATGAGGGTAATGAAACCTTCTTTTCTGCTTTCCATAAGCAAATATTCGGCTCTAAATGGGGTTCTGTATCTGAAATTGTTGAAGATGTACCAGAAGGAGAAGATTATATTATTAAACTACCGTTTGAGCATCAAAAATTTGAAAAGTTATTAGACTTAGGCGGTTCGGATACACCATCTGTACAATGGGGTTGGTCGGTAGATGATGGTCAGGAGTCTTATTTGGGTAAACCGTTCTTATTTTACTCACATAAGATAACAGATGGTACGCCTATAAACGTTTTAGATAGCCCTAACGGAGCTAAAGATGTGCTAACAACGTATTTTATACCTAGTAATTTAGCAGACCCTACAACGGCTACAAGTCAATCAATACATTTTGGTCAGGAGAAGAACGAGTACACAGGAACGAACGCTAATAACTCTTTATTTAATACATACTATAAAAAGTATATAACCGAATCTGTAAACTCTTCACGAAGACTATTTAAGTTTACCGCCTTTCTTCCTTTAAAGGTTATTCTAAATATAAAGCTACAGGATAAGGTTATAATTTTTAATGATTTGTACAAGATAAATAAGATTGTAACAAACTTTGAGAACGGTAAAACGCAACTAGAATTACTAAACGAAGTAATAGACTTTGAAGTCGAATTTGATGAGGTTGTAGGGCTATTAACAAAAACAGCAGATAGCACATTAACAACCGCTGACACAACACTAACAACTGCCGATGCAGGAGAAACTACGATATGATAGAAAATATATTAAAAATGCTAGAGATAGCAAAGAGGGAAAAGCAAATAGGGAAATTAACTCACATTGCATTAGGTAAAAACAAATATCCCGAATCAATAAAAGAAGCATACAAACAATTTAAAACAGAACTATGTCAGTAACAAAAACTATTGAGATTGAAGCAAGGGTTGATAAGGCAGAAAAGGACTTAGAAGGTGTTGCAAAAAGCGTACAGAAAATAGATAAAAACCTTGAGGATGTAAAAGATTCTTCTAATGTGGCAGCCAAAGGAATTAAAGGAATTGGCACGGCTTTAAAAGCTGCTGGTATTGGTTTAGCTATTGCTGCATTTGGTAAATTGGTGGAGGTGTTTAATCAAAATCAAAAAGTAGCTGATGCATTTAATACAACGTTTGAAGCACTTAGTTTAGGTTTTAATGATTTCTTTAATTTCTTAGATAGAAACGCTGGAACTGTAATAGATTATTTTAAAGCAATATTTAGCGACCCTAAACAAGCGGTTATAGATTTAGGTCAAGCTATAAAAGATAACATTATAGAACGCTTTAATAGTACCTTAGATATGCTTGGTTATTTAGCTACTGCATTTAAACAGGTATTTGAAGGAGATTTTGATGGTGCTATGGAATCGGCTAAAATGGCTGGTAAGGAGTATGTAGATGTATTAACTGGAATTGATGGTAGTGTTGATAAAGTAGCTAGCACTATTTCTAAGGCAGCTAATGGAATAGCAGACTATGCTAAAAGCACACTAGATGCAGCTAAGTCAAATGTAGACCTAACCAAATCAGCGGAGGTTGCAGCGGTTATGCAACAGGGTTTGATTGAAAAGTACGACAGACAAGCAGAACTTCAAAGACAAATTAGAGATGATGAATCTAAAAGTATTGAAGAACGTATAGCGGCAAACGTTGAACTAGGTAGAATCTTAGACGAACAAGAAACATCAATGCTAGAACTTGCAGACTTGCAATTAGCAGCAGCCCAAGCACAATACGATAAGAACGCTAACCAAGAAAACTATATAGCTTTATTAGAAGCACAAAACGAAAAAGAAGGGGTGTTAGCACAAGTTGCTGGTTTTAGGTCAGAACAGCTAACTAATATAAATTCATTAGAAAGAGAACGTGTTGATTTGATAAAGGAAGCAACAGAAGCTGAATTAGATTACTATGCGGCAGCAGCAGATGCGGCTATAAAGTCAGAAGAAGATAAGAAAAAATTAAAAGAGGAAGCAACTAAAGCGGCAATAGAACAGGATAAAAAAGCATTAGCAAGTATTGTACAACTTGCAGGTGAGGGTTCTGCAATAGGAAAAGCGGCAGCAGTAGCACAGGTAACAACCGCAGGTATTGAAGGTGTTCAGAACGCTTATAAAACAGCCCAAGCATCTCCTATTACGGCTTTATTCCCTGCCTATCCAGTTATTCAAGCAGGCTTAGCAGCAGCATTTGCAGGAGTACAATTAAAGTCTATTTTGGCAACCAAGAAACCTAGTTTATCAGGTGGCGGTGGTGGTGGTTCGACGTCAGCACCAAGAGTTCCAAAATCTACACCTCCTGCGTTTAACGTTGTAGGAGCGAGCGAAACAAACCAATTAGCACAATCCATAGGGCAAGACGAAAAGCAGCCTGTAAAAGCCTACGTAGTGAGTAATGAGGTAAGCGATGCACAAGCATTAGATAGAAACATTGTAGAAAGTGCTTCGATAGGATAATTAACAAAAACACTAAAAAGATATTGTATTAATATGGATATTATAGAATTATTTATTGACGAAGAGGATGAGGTTTCTGGAATAGAAGCTGTATCAATAGTAGAATCCCCTGCAATTGAAAGCGACTTCATAGCATTGAAAAACCAAGAGTTTAAGTTTGCAGAAGTGAACAAAGAAAAGCGTATTCTAATGGGTGCAGCTTTGATTCCTAATAAGCCCATATATCGAAAGAACAATGAGAGCGAATATTACATCTATTTTTCAAAAGCAACTGTAAGAAAGGCTTCTGAACTATTTTTTATACGTGGCAATCAAAACAACTCAACACTAGAACACAACGTTCCTTTGACAGGATTGACTGCGGTTGAAAGTTGGATTGTAGAAGATGAGAAAGACAAAACAAGATTCTACGGTTTAGATGTACCTATCGGAACTTGGATGCTATCAATGAAAGTCCAAAACGATGACGTATGGAATGACTACGTTAAAAGCGGAAAAGTTAAAGGCTTTAGTATAGAAGGCTATTTTGCTGATAAACTAGAAAGACCAAACGAACCTGTTAAGCAATCAGCTGAATTAGAAGCGGAACAATTACTTTCAAAATTAAAAGACCTTTTTAAAGATGAGTAGAATACCTAGCCCACAAAACGATAAACGTGGTTGCTTATGCAAGGATAATAAATATTCTCGTAAATGTTGCGATGGAAGTCTACGCTCACAAGGTATTGGAAATATAACTAAAAGCAGTCATTTAATTCTTTTGGAAAGTGGCGGTAGAATGTTACAAGAAAATAATAGTAAAATAATTTTATAATGTCAGATAAGAAAATATCACAATTAACGTTGGTTAGTGCTTCTAATATTACAGGAGCAGAGGATTTGCCAATAGTACAAGGCGGAACTACTAAGAAAACAACCTTACAAAACGTACAAAATTACGTTGTAAATCATTTAGAGCCTACACCACTAACTGTAAGTTTAGGTCAAACGGTAGATTTAGATGCTTCTACTTATGATGAGTCTGAAATGATTTTATTGTCTTGGAGTGGCGGTAACGGTATTATGACTTTAACGCTTCCAGATGCAACTGATGCTAAAAACCTAAACAGGGTTAAAAGAATTATAAGTGATTCTACATTTGCAAACGCCACAAAGGCTAGGATTACCCCTTTTGGTTCTCAAAACTTAGACGGTGTTAATTCATACTACGAAGTAAATAAGGCTTATGAGGGTGTTCAGGTCTGGTGTAACGGTGTTGAATGGTTTATTATCCAAAAGAAAGCATAAAAACGTAACAAACGAATATTAATTTTATTGTATAAATATGGATTCAAAGACAAAAGAGATACTACAAAAGTTTTCTGCTCAAAGGGTAGATTTAGGTAATATGACAGCTATAAAAGGTGCTTTAATGATTTTAAAGGGCTTTGATACTAAAGCAACAAAAGTAGTAGAAAAGTTTGATGCTAAATTTAAAGATTACTTTAATGAGTACGATAATGTTGTAAAAGTAAGAAATGATATTTACAATTTCGTAGAAAGAGAAGCTAAAGGAATATCAAGAACTTTTGAAGCAACTGCTAAGGATTTAGGTATAAAAGCAGATTCTATTTCCGAGTTTAAAGAATTACAGAAATGGATTCAAGAGGGAGAAGAATTATATAAAGCTATTGATTCAGATTATAAAAGACCAAAACAATAAAATATGAAACCAGACGTACAAAGAATATTTACCAAGTTAGCTAAAGAGAAAGTAGAGTTAGCTTTGGAATTAGGAGGAATAAAATCAATGTCTAATACATTAAAAGCAAACATCAAATCATACAACAACAAATTCAACACTTTAGACGACCTTGTTAGAGACCTAGAAAGCGAAGCAAAAGATTTAGATAAAAGAGCTGATAAGTTCTATCAAGAAGTAGAAGAGATTATAAAAGATGGGCAAAGACAAGCTAAAGATTTAGGGATTAAGTTTTATGACACCCCCATAGGAAAGGAAGTCAATAGAATAGAGACAACTATCTTAGCAGGAGAGCTAGAAACTATTAAAAGAGGGTTAAGAATAAAGATATAAAAACACAACAAAGTAAATACTAATTTATTGTAATAATATGAAAGCAACAGATATGTTAAACAAAATCAAAGAAACACTTGGGTTAGAATTATCCGAAGAGGTTAAATTGGCACAAGCTACATTAGAAAACGGAACTATTATAGAAGCAGATGAGTTTGCCGAAGGAAAAGAGGTTTTTATTGTAACCGAAGATGAGCGAGTAGCACTTCCAATCGGAAGCTACAAACTTGAAGATGGTCAAGAATTGATTATCGAAGAAGAGGGAATCATTAAATCTATTGGCGAAGCCGTTGAGGAAGCACCAAAAGAAGAAGCACCTGCTGAAGAGGTAGAAGCAGCGGAAGACGAAAAAGAAGAAATGTCTTATGCAACTAAGGGAGACCTTGCAGAAGTTAAGTCAATGATTGACGAGATTAAAGCAATGATTGAAAAGAAAGACGAATTATCAGTTGAAGAGACTGTTGAAAATATTGTCGAAGAGGTTAAGGAAGAACTTTCACAAGTTGAAAAAGTAAACCATAATCCTGAAGCAAATGCGGATAAAGCATTAAACCTTTATTCTCAAAAAAGAGGTGCTACCACGATGGATAGAGTACTTCAAAAAATTAATAAATTTAAAAACTAAAACAAAATGGCTACAACTACTAGCATTACAACTACCTACGCTGGGGAATTTGCAGGACAGTACATCTCTGCTGCACTTTTAAGCGGTTCAACTTTGGATAATGGATTAATTTCTATTAAACCAAACATCAAATTTAAAGAAGTAATTAAGAAAGTATCTACTGACGGTCTTGTAAAAGACGCTGGATGTGATTTCGACCCTACTTCTACTTTGACTCTAACTGAAAGAATTTTAGAGCCAACTTCACAACAAGTAAACTTACAGTTATGTAAGAAAGATTTCCAATCAGATTGGGATGCTGTAAGTATGGGAATCAGTTCATTCGATAGCTTACCTCCTTCATTTGCTGACTTCTTAATCGGACACGTTGCTGCTAAAGTTGCACAAAGAACAGAACAATCTATCTGGAATGGAGAAGCTGCAACAAATGGAGACTTTGCTGGATTTAAAGAATTAATGTTAGCTGATACGGATGTAACTGACGTAGGTGCAGGAGCAGCTGTAACGCCAGAAAATGTTATCGAAAAATTAGGTTTAGTTGTTGATGCTATCAACCCTGCAATCTATACTTCTGAAGACCTTTACATCTATGTTTCTCAAAACGTAGCACGTGCTTATGTAAGAGCATTAGGAGGATTTCAAGCGACAATTGGCGCAGCAGGGGTAGACAACCAAGGTACACAATGGTACAACGGTGGCGGTCTTACTTTCGATGGTGTAAAAATTGCGGTTGCAAATGGATTAGCTAACAATACAATGGTAGCAGCTGAAAAATCAAATTTATTCTTTGGAACAAGTCTT